GAAGCAATCAGCGCGAGTAGCGCAAGGTGGAACGTCTTGTGTCTCATGGCGGTCGTCTCCTGGTTCTTGTGTTGGTTAGGTGACTTTGGTGCGCCGGGCTGGGACTCGAACCCGCGAAGTGCTGAAGCACGCCGGGTCTACAGCCCGACCCTTTGCCGCTTGGGTACCGGCGCGAACGCGTTTTAGCGATCTCTCTTCAGACCTTAGGCGGCCAGTTCCACTGGCCGTTTGAATCGCCGCGCGTGGCCGACGTGACCCACAGGTCGCGCGTGTCTGCGTCGACGAACACCTTCATGTTGCACGAGCCCACGCCCTCGTAACCGTTGCGGTCCCAAACATGCACGATGATGGCGGGCACAAGCTGCCCTTCCTCGTGCGTGTTGCCGGCAAGAAGGCCTTCACGACGCAGGTCGTGAATCTTCATCACGTCGCGCACAGCGAGCTTGTAGAGCACGATGCGCCCCTCGCTCGGCGGCTGAGGTGGCTTCGAAGGAAGCGTCGTGGGCGAGCTGGGCTGCACAGCGCCAGAGAGCGTTGCATCGGGTGTTTCGACGAGCGGCGTGGCTGGATCCAAAATGCCCGCGGGCATGGAGCCCACTTCGTCAGGCGTGATCGATACGCTCTCTCTCGCCTTGTCTCTGCTTCCCATGGTCAACTCTCTTTCTTCGCTGCCGGCTTATTGCCCGTGTCGCCCGTGCTGCCCTCATCGCCTGGCTTCGGTGCGCCCAGCGGATTCTCAGCGTTTGCTTTTGCGAGCTCGATGGCGGCCGTCATCTCGGCCTCTTGACGTTGCTTGTCGAGCGCGGCCATCTCCTCACGCGAGGCGATATCGATCGTCGTCTCGGTGCTGTACCCCTCAGGCCTGAAGCGCGAGGTCGCAACTTCGATCGGAGTGATTACGCCGCTCGCGATGTCGGCCGCGTCTGCCTGCGACGTCTTCAAGCGTACGTCTGCCTTCTCGAGCTCGCTCAGCTCCTTGAACGGCGGGATCGACACGCTCCAACCACCCGGGTCGACGCCGCCGAACTTGCCGCTCTGCTGCGCGATGATGAACTCGGATAGCCGATGGAAGCGCAGCCGCAGGTGGTGCTTCCAGTACTGCTTCTTCGACGCGTTCCAGTTCTCCGCGTCGCTCTCGCCGGTCGCGTTCATGCCCGCTGGCGAGCGACCAAAGAACTTGGTCACTGGAATGTCGAACGCGTTGGCCACCTCGCACATGAAGCGATCGAGCATCTCGGGCAGGTTGCCGAAATCGGGGTTCTCGCGCTCGTAGCTGTCTTCGCCGTCGATCAACACGGCGTTGATCATCGACTTCGCCATCTCCATGGCCTGAGCGCGCGCCTTTGTCTTCTCCTCACCGTCCTTAGCGAGCAACATGTGCGCGAGGCCCTTGAGCTTGTAAACGACGTACTGCGCGTTGCCGACTGCGTTCGCGCTCGAACCCCACACCATCGCGTTTCGCTGCAGTGCGATCCAAGCGATGTCGAGCAACGACACGCCCCAGCCCGCATAGCTCTGCCGCAGCTCAAATGTCGTGGCAGCACCCGGAAACAAGATCAACCGCGAGCGGTGCACGCGCGCCTGATAGCCCATGCCGCTGTCGACCAGATAGAGAAGCGGCTGCCCGAACGTGGGAGACATCGGGTCACTGTCGATGCTCTCAGCGCTGTAGTCCGCCCAGAGCTGCCTACGGTCGAGCTCCTTGATGAACAACACGCGTTCGATCTTCGTCATGTCAACAGGGCGCACCTGCGAGAACGCGTCGTAGTGCCCGTCGTCGACAGCAACCCAAATCGCGGCGCCTCCGTAGAGGTTCTCCCATGTGGCCGCGAGCACGACCTTGTTGATGGAGTCGAGCCGCTCGTGCTCGTCGAGCACCCACGTGCTCAGCTCCGCGCCGCCTTTGTCCTTCGGCAACGTGAACGAGATCCCGTTCGCGAGCGTCTCCTTCGGGCGCATTTCGCAGCCCTTGCGCGCGGTGGGATCACCATGAAACAGCGTCGTGAGCGCGTTGTCACCGAGTCGACGAAACACAGTCGGCGCCATGCTCGCGGTGCGGTCGACCAGCTTGTTGCCGAGTCCCGTGAGCACGTTCGCCCAGCCGTCGAACCGCTCGGCAACGTTCTCGATGATGCCTTCGAGCACCTGGTGCTGATCCATGCGGCGCACGACGCCACGCAGGATGTTTCGCACGACTGCGCGCGTGCCCGCCGAGCGCTTGAAGTCGTCGCCGATTTCGGCGGGTGGTTCGGTGGCCTCTTCGCTCATCGCTCCTCAGATCGCCGTGAGGCCTTGCCAACGCATCCAAATCTCTTCGGCCATCCGCGCCGCGTTGTTCGCTAGAAACAGCGCGATTCCCGCGTCGCCGTGGCGCTTGCCGCCGCCTGTCTTAGAGGTGTCGGTCGTTCTCGCGTCCGGCACCTTCGGGATGCCGTTGACCCTACGAATCTGCGAAACGTCCTTTCGGATGTCGGCGTCTCGCGGGTACTGGATGGTCCTGTCCTCGTGCGCCTTCTTCAGCGCCGGCATGTTGTCGCGATAGTAGCCGAGCGAGAGCATCACCCGGTGCACGTGCTCATCACCACCGAAGTTGAGCCACGCTTGCTCCGCTACCCACGAGCCGTTGCCGCCTGCGTCGAGGCACGAGAACATCAAGTAGGGCAGACCCTTCAGAATGTATGAGACCGCCTGGTACTGCTGATTGAAGGGGATGTTGCGCATCTCGAGCATGAACGGCACGCGCCGCACCAGGTTCTGTCGAATGCCGATCGGAGCGGCCACCGTAAGGTCAACCGTGCGGCCGAAGTCGAGGCCGAAGCCGAACGCGCGATAGTCCGCATCCGCGTTGATGAGCTCGAGCAGCGGCTTCACCTGCGCTTCGAGCCACTCCTTCATCTCTGTGACGCGCTCTTCCTCTGTCTTCGCGCACCACGCGTTGTCTTGCTCGTAGCGCAACACGGGCGCTTCGTACTCGCACGACTCGATGAGCGGACGTCCGATGTAGCTCTCGCCCGATCCAACAGGCGTGCAGAAGAGCTCTTCCTCAGCGCCGTCGCCGTAGTCCTTGATCAGCGCAGCAAGCCACGCCGCTTCGCCCTCGGGGGTGGGGTCAAGTAGCTGGCCGAAGCGCACGAAAGAGTCGGTGCAGATGCGCTGATACAGCCCTTGCGTGATGGCTTCGGTGATCGTGCAGCGATGCAGCGAGTAGGGCTTCTTCCCATCGCGCACCTCGTTACAGAGCTCGGCGAAAGGGTTGTCGACGCCATTATGCGTCGACAAGATCCACACCTCACCGCCCCACATCATCAGCGCGAACGCTGCCTTGAGCAGCTCGGCCAGGTCCGTGTGGAATGCGGCCTCGTCGATGATGACGCGGCCCTGCTTGCCTCGAAGGTTGCGCGGGTTGCTCGTCAGCGCGGTGATGCGCTTGCCCGATGGAAAGCGGATCTGGAGCGCACGCACTCCCTTTGCGCCTTCTTCAGTCCAATCGAGCAGGCGAGCCGCGGCCGACGCGCGCGGTGTCGTGTCGTCCTCGTCGTTGACCTCGACCACGAGCGACGACGCAGCCAATCCCAAGCGTTCGCACCACTCGGCACAGTCGCGGATGAACTCTTTCGCGCCGTCTTCGCTATATGCGACGTACCAAATGTCCTGCGTGCCGCCCCCAGCCTCGAGCACACAGTCCGCGGCCGAGGCCCAGGTGATGCCGATGCGGCGTGATTTCTCGAAGATGCGCACGCGCGCGCTGTCCGCGATCCACCACTGCTGATAAGGCAGCAGTACAGCGGGAGGCGGCTCGCCACTAAGGATGCGCGCGAGCTCGGGATCGGCGGCGAGGAGCTCGTCAGCGTGCAGGACATAGGACAACGTGCTTGATCAAGGTGCAGGCCGGGGGGAGTCGTGCGGTTTCCCTCGTTTTCGTGCAGCCGGAGGCGGGCGTGACTGACTTGCTGAAGAAGAAGACTTTGGAAACGGAAGAAGAGCCCGCAGATGCGCGCGCCTGGAAAGGCGTCGTAATCGCCGCCATCGTCGTAATCGGCCTGTGGTTGGGATGGTGGTGGATGCCCAACGAAACACACCAAGGACAGAGTGGCGACATGTTTGGGTCGCTGAACACGCTGTATTCTGGACTCGCGTTCGCGGTGTTGATTGGCACGCTCGTGCTGCAGCGCGCAGAGCTACGCCTTCAGCGTCGCGAGCTCGCCGACACGCGCGGTGTCATGGAGGAGCAGCAAAAACAGCTTTCGAAACAGGCTGCAGCTGCGGACAAGCAGGTCTTCGAGAGCACGTTCTTTGAGCTGCTTCGCCTGCTGCGTGAGGTGATACTAGAGGAAAATGGCCCGCAAAGGGACACGTTCTTGGTTATGTTGCTGGACTTCCAGTCTGCCCTGGTACGGGATGAGCGAATCGTCGCGATCGACGGGCATTTGGACAAGCATGGCGAGGCTTTGCGGCCGATCACGCGGGTGCTCGAACAACTCTACGACCTTGCATCCGACCGGGACCCAAAGTCTAAGAAGCTCTACTTGGCCCTGATCGCAGCGCAACTGCCTACCCAGCTCGTTGGAGCGCTCGCTATCTATGCAAATGCTAGGCGCCTATCGAGGGTGCTTGTGCAGCATCTACATGAGAACGGCGTCCTCTTTGCGGCTCTCAAAGCGAAACTTCCGCCGAACATCCGCGCCTGGATCGAGAAGTGGATCGATGACGAGCACGAGCGCACGACCTCAGCAAGCCAGGGAGCAGCGCAAAGCTCAGAGCGATGATTAGCTCACGAGGCGCAGAAACTGCTCGTGGCGGAGCACCGCGGACGATGCGCGCGATCTCGGGAGCGGCGGCGAGGCGGTCGGGAGCGTGGAGGACGTGGGACAACGAGCCCGACGAAGTGATAGGCACGTGCTTGATTCTTGTTTCTGGGCCAGTCTGGCTCAGAAAGGTGGTCCGGATGGAGATGCAAGACGGTGCCTTGGCGATGCTTGATGCCCTTGGTTTCAAGGGGATTTGGCAGCGCTACGATGCTCAGCGCGTGATCGAAAAGCTCGAGTCTCTACAGGCCGCTGCTACCGACGTTGTTGACCGGCACCGCGCCGAACTTCGCGAGATAAAGGACCCGGACGGTCTCCATGGGCTTGCGAACCTCACGATTCGTGCGCAGTTCCTGTCGGACACGATAGTCATCGGCGTCGGTTGCAGTAACGCATTTGTCAGTTGTATCGTGGCTGGAGTGGTCGCCTCGGAGATTATGGGTGTTGGCGCTCACGGTGAGCCAGCTCTCGCGTATCGAGGCGCCATCGCTCAAGGCAAGCACATCATCAACAACAACTTCATCATCGGTGAAGCGGTTGATGATGCGGCCAAGCATATGGATCTCGCTGATGGCGCTTTTGTTTGGCTGACACCGTCCGCGCGGCGCGCTGTGGTGGACAATTTGAAGCTGAAGCACCTGAAGGGTGTGCTGGTTCCTTATCAAGTGCCGATGAAGAACGGCGTTAGGTACGACACGTTGGCGGTCGCTCCGTTCTATCAGATGGACGAAAACCCAACTGGTCGTGCGCATTTGGCTGAATCGATCCTGGATACCTTTACAGCGCGCGATCTCTCAATAGAGATCAAGCGCCAAAACACGGACGCTTTCTTGCGCTACGTGGCGGACTCAATAGCGGGCCGCTGAGGTTTCGCTGCCTGGGGGTGACCGAATCAGACCGGCTACTTTCATCAGTCGCCAGAACGGCTTGAACCAAGGGTGGAAGCGTTCCTCTGTCGCCTCGTTCATCGCCTCGCGCAGCTCTTCCCAAATCTCCCACAGCGCGGTGCCGACGCGCGAGACGAACCCGCCCACAAGGAACCACGCCCAGCTCGGCCACTGCAGTTTCAGCACTCGATCGAGCAGCACGCACACGCCGCACGGCACCACGACCACACAGACGAACCACAGCCATCTCGGCATCACGCTTGGCATCACGGAATGCGTACTACGCATGCCGTCAACCGGCGGGTTTCCAACGAGCAAACTAGGTTCCAAGGTCGGTGCCAGCTTTTGCTCTCACCGGTAGTATCCTTCGTCGCATGACCTCCCCCCGCGAAGCTTTGACTGCCGCGCGTTCGGTGTTGCCATCTCGTGCAGCATGGACAATAGGGCTCTTTGTCCTAGTCGGTGTGTTCTTGGCCGGAGCCGTCGTATACGTAATTAGTCACGCCTGCTTCGTAGCCACCGGGAGCAAGCTGCAATTTGCGCCCCTTATGTCGGGCCTGTTCAAGGTGTCGGCGTCGTTCTGCCGAGATACGACGAAGGCACCTCCTTGGCTGCTGTTGTCGGGACTGGCGGCGAGCCCATCGGTGCTGCTCACGTGGTACTGGCGGGAAGAGAAGCGGCGGGACGATCAGGTCAACAAACGCGACGAGCACCTGTTGGCGTATGAATCGGGAATTGCTGGCCGATTCACGAAGGCTGCTGAACTCCTTGCGAACGTCGATTTGATGGCGCGCACGGCGGGGCTGTTCGCCCTTTGGGACATCGCCCGAGAGTCGTCGGCACATCGACCAACGGTCAATCGCACTATCGCTGCCTACGTACGGGAGCGAGCACCACGCGCCATCGGGCTCAAACAGGAGCGGGGACGAGAGACCGTGACTGTGGTGAAGCCGAAGCCTCCTAAGCCCGACGTACAGAACGCATTGACGATTCTTGCCGATTCACACTGGAGCCAACCCGACTGGCATTCAAACGGAGCGCGAATCGAAGCAGACCTGCGCTTGACCGAGCTAAGCCTCGTTCATCTTCCTGGCGTGAATCTCAGCCGCACGATCCTGGCGAGGGCAAGACTTATATACGCAAACCTTTCTCTCTCCAACCTTGTTGAGGCGGAGCTCAGCAACGCGAACCTCGTAGGGGCAAACCTCGTCGGCTCGAATCTCACCAACGCGTCGCTCTACGAGTCGAACCTCAGAAGCGCGAGACTCAACGATGCCAAGCTTTGCGGCGCGAAACTCAGCGGCGCGATACTCTGCGAGGCATTGCTCGCGGGGGCGGACCTCAGCGGCGCGAGCCTCGTGCAGGCAGACCTCACCAGGGCAAGTCTCGAGAGTGCAAATCTAAAGGGGGCTGACCTCACTCGCGCGAACCTCATAGAGACGAACCTCGGAGGCGCTAACCTAGTTGGCGCGGACCTCGCAAGCGCAGCCATGAACGGAGCGATTCTGCGCGACGCGCTGTACGATTCGTCAACGAAGCTACCCCACCAGTGCGACCCCGCAGCGGAGGGCATGCGACTCATAAGTACGCAGCGGACTTGACCCGTTGACTGATGCTAAGAGCTCAGTTGGTCACTCACCCTGCGCTGGGCGGCAGCGCGCGCACCGGCGCCTGCCCTTGCAGCTTCTTCTTCGCCTCGAACTCCGCGCGCGCTTGCGGCAACGTCTTCCCGCCCAGCAAAATCTCGCGCCGAATCGCGTCTGCGCCCTGCACCGTGAGCGCGCCTCGGGCCTTCTGGTCGACCTCTACGCCCACTGAGCCCGAGACCTTGTGCTCGCTCTCGCTCTTCACATTCGCGTTGAGCGTGGTCGTGGTCGACAGCTGCTGGCGGAAGGCAGGCTCAAAGGACTCTAGGAGCCGCCACGCTGTGATCGGGTTCTTCTTCGCGTGGCCGAGGTTCAATCGGATGAGCAGCGCGGTCGCATCCCCGAGGGCCTGACCAAGCGCCGTCTCGAAGTCGGCAAAGGGCATCTCCTCGTCCGGCACCGGCTCGCCGGCGGCAATCTGCTCGAGCGCGAGCTTGCCCCGTCGCCGCCACCCGTTGAGGCATTGCGTCGTGATGCCTGCACGTGCGCACGCCACGTGCGGGGGCGTGATCTCGCGGATCATGTTGCAGACGTCGTCGAGCAGCTTCTTGCTTAGCTTGGACGGCCGCCCGCGCCGAGCGCCGAGCTTGGGCGGTAGAGCTGGCTGGGCAGGCTGGGGGGCAGCCGATGCGGCCGGTGCCTCGTTGTTTATTTTTCCCGCCTCTGTCATCGGTTACAGCTCAACAAGTAGAAAGAAAATCCTGTAAAGAGTCGGCCGTGGGGATTCACGGTGTGGCGTCGTTCTCGCTGAGCCAGCGTGCAGCCTCGTCATCCTCGGTTTGCTCGCGCGCGGACCTGCGCGCTTCGGCCGGCAGCTTCAATGGCACCGCTTCGCCGATCACCTCGCCCTCCCACTCCTCTTCTTCGTCTTCCCCGCGGTCCCCCTCGTCGTCCTCGCCGAACTCGAGGCCCAGCCTTTCCGTGAGCAGCTCGAGCAGCACGAACGCGCCCACGTCGACATCCGCCGCGCTGTCACGCCCACCTAGAAACCCGAGCTGGCCGTTTAGGCTCTCGAAGCCGCCGGCCGCGACTTGGGCGAGCTTGGCCTTGAGCTTCTTGAACGCGCCCTGCTCGATCTCGCAGATCCACGAGACTTCGACGCCGATGGCTGCGCCCACGTCTTCCATGCTCGCGCCGTCCGGGTGCGCCTTGACGAACTCCCGAGCCCACTCGTCTTTCTCGTAGGGCAGGTCGTACCAGGTGCGGCTACCGGGCGCGCCATCAGGCACTTGGTCACGCAGCGCGCGCGGGCGGTTGGTAACCTGCTTCGCGGCGGTGACAGCTTCCACCGGGTCCCAGCCCGCCGACAGCCGCTTGCGCAGCGTGTCCTCGGACATGCCCAAGCGCTTCGCCCACTCCGAGACGTACAGGGTCTCGCCGTGGGCGGTGATGGTGTCAGCTACAGGGAGAGAGTCAGCGAAGCTGAAGGATGTTTGAGGGATCACGCATGCGGCTTCTGCCCCCCGGCATCAGCCAAATCGAGAACCTATCGATTTACCCCACGAAGCAGCGACATCTCTTCGAGGCGCGCGCCCACGTGCTCGCCATCCCATTCGCTCGGGTCGATAACCGCGGCTTTGTCGAGCTCTGCTTCTTCAAGCGGTGGAACCTCGCTCCAGTCGTCGTCGTTCGTTTCAGAGACGAGAAACTCGTCCTCCTCGCCGAAGCACGTCACAGCCGAAAAGGTGAGCTCTCCGCCATGGCTCTCGCTCCGAATCACGAACACGTTTTCCCATGGCGCACGCTCCCGCTCCGGCGAGAACCGATGTCCCACCGGCCACGTGTAGCGTTTCCAGCCTTCCTGAGTTGGCTTGCTCATGACGTCGACCTCGCTTCTCCATCGTCGTCGTCATCTTCCTCGACACACTCAACGATGCACTTTTCTTGAGCCGCTTCTTCCGGCGTGAGCTCAACGAGCTTGATGTGCCCATCGCAGGCATAGACGCGCCCGCACGCCATGCACTTCACGTTGTAGGCGAAGTCAGCGTCGATGTGGCCGTGGTTGCCGCACACGCAATACACGTCCATGCACACGTTTGTGCCCTTCCACTGGATCCAGCCATTCGGCGCATCATGGGTTGGGAACTTCTGCTCGAACGTGCGCTGAACCAGTGACGGTGCTGCCTCGGCTTGTTTGCTCGCGCGCCGCACCTTACCGTCAGCTGCGCGCGTCACGAAATCGCCCGCCTTGAGGTTCTCGGCCGCGATGTTCTTCTCTTCGTTCATGCTCTCGCCGCCTTCGCTTCCCAGACTTCGAGTCGCGCAAACCGCTCGGCCTCTTCAGGCGTGACCTTGGCACCGAGTCGCCACTTGATGAACGCGCTGCCCAGCTGGGAGAGAGCAAACGCGTCTGCGTCGTTGTCGTCACTCGATTTGTACTGCCAGCGCTTCTCGACCGCCAGCATCATGTCCAGCTTCTTCGCCGCGCCAAAGTCGGCAGTCCACAGCTTGAGCATGCTGGGCGGTACCTCGACCACATCCCACCCCATGCAGTACGCACTCAGCCGCAGCTGCCCGCCCCACTCGTAGCGCTCGGTCACCTTGCCGAACTTCGATGCGAACGCGTAGCCCTCGACGATGAGCAGCCCGGGCCCGTGCTCGCGCGTGACCAAGTCGAGCTCGGTGAGGAACGCGCTACGCATCGCGTCGAGTCGCGCGAGGCGGTTCGGGAATGCGTCGGGGGCCGTGCGGATCGAGAAGCGCGAGAGCTTCAGATGAGCCATGGCCCGCGCATTCGAGGCCCCGCAAATCCCGTCCACGCGCGCTTCAGCGATCAGCGCGAAGTGCCCCGCGCTGTGCGTCAGGCTCGGGTCCATGCCGCAGAGTGGCAAGGGCAAGCGCCGCACCGTGTAGAGCGGCTTGGGCAGTATGAGCTTGGGCTTGCGCGGGCGCTTCGGTTTGCGCTTGTTGGCGATGGCAAGAGGGGAACCGTTGCCGAGGTCGAGCTGCGCAGCGTGGGAGCGCGCGCGCGCGGCTTTAGGCATTGAGCACCTTAGGCTTCTTCTTCGAAAAGAGTCTCTTCAGTACGGACCGCCTCACACCGGCTTGGTCCTTCCCCGCGTCCGAGACCTTCGCCGAGCATGGCCCCTCGTGTCCCTCGTTCAGTGCGCACCTGTAGATGCCACCGGGAAGAAACACGTTGTCGCCGCACTCGGGCGTGTCTTGGTCGTTGACCATCGTCATCACCCGTCCCTCCACTCCACGCTCACGAGCTCGGCACCGAGCCCATCCAGCAGCTCGCCCACCGTGAGCGAGCTGAACGTCTTGCCCTCGACGTAGCCGCGTAGGTCCGCCGCGCGCGCGAGCTCAGGCGTGAGCACCCAATCCCGACCCACCTTGTGCGCGCACCACCTGACCATGTCCCCCGGCCCCGCCCGCCCGTGCTCAAGCGCGTACGCGGCCCGCTCGAGCTCCTTGGCGGTGAACGCGCACACGCTGGACTGGACGAGCGCGTCGAAGGCGCTTCGCGCTGTCGTCCACGCCCAGTGCATGGTGGCCAGGTTGGCCTTGGCCATGCCGCCGATCGTTGGCAGCTTGCCGGCGTACTGGATGGTCCCGCGCGCCGTGTAGGCGATGGGGAACGAGCCGAGGAAGCGCACGGGCACGGTCAGCAGCTCGCGTACGGCTAGCGACGGCGCGCGAACGACACGACGTAGGGCCGCATAGCTCGGGGCCTGCTCGCGCTTGTCCTGCTCGCCCAAGAAAGCCTTGAGCCGCTCCGCGATCCAGTCAGGCGGAGGGCCGTCGAGCTCGATACCGAGCCCGTCATCCGCAACGGAAAGGGTGATCCCGGCACTCTCACAGAGGCCGTGGAGGGCGAACGCTGTGGCGTACGTGCTCAGAGACGCCATTTCGAAGCCCCTTTCGCGTTGTCGTTCGAGGGCGATGCGTCTTGTAGTGAGCTGGAGGCGTCTTGTAGTGACGAGTCCTGGTCCTCGTCGAGGCTAGTCACTACAGCCTCTTTCTCGTCTCCTTCTCTATACTTATTATCTCTTGTAGTGACTTGTAGTGAGGTAGTGAGATGAGAATCGAAGGAAATCTGCTCAGACTCGTGATGTGACGCGCTCGCTAATTTGTGGATAGTGGAGGACCCCACTTCCGTCACTACGGAACCCACTACAACGCCCCCGCCTTCGATCACTTGGGGGGCCGTGCGCCAGTTTTGGGTCGCGATTTGGGTGGCTTGCTCGACAGTGTCCCGACGGGCCTTGGCCTCCTTCTCGGGGTCGGTGAGCAGCCGGACGAACTTCCAGCCGTCGCGCACGACCTCCCGAGAGTTGCCTTTGCCGTTGCCGTCCGGCTCCTCGACTCGGACGCTGGTCCGAGAGTTTCGAGCGTCGAGGCCGTGCGCAGCCATCGCTTCCTTGAGACGTGAGGCGAACCGCCGCGAGAAGGCGGGTGGGTGGCCCTCTTCTTTGCACCAAGTGTCGTAGGCCCCACGCAGTGCCTTGCGGGAGATGTGCATCCCCTGCCCCGTGCCGAACACGCAGTTGTTGGCCAAGAACTCCCCGATGGGATCCATCTCGGCGTGATAGGCGGCGTTCGAGTCGAGGATGGCCTGGGGCTCGCGCAGCCCATCCTCGAGCCACCGTTGCACGCCGGCAACTGCCCAGGCGAACACAGCGGCGCGGACTGCGGGGTTGCTCTTCACGCGCTCGCGGAGCTCCTTGTCGGGCGTCTCGGGAGCGTTCACAAACGGGATACGCACCATGCGCCGCCACATGCCCGTGTCTTCGGCGTGGATGATGGGTGGGTCGTTGGCGACGAGCCACAACTTGAAGCTCGGAACCAGCTCGAAGCCTTCCTTGTTCAGCGTGCGCACGCTCAGCGGGGAGCCACCCGTGATGTTCTTCACGAGCCCGTTGTCGAGGCGGGCGTCGCGGTCGACCTCGTCGCAGAGCACGATGCGCGAGCCCATAAGCCGCACGAGATCGGGTCGCGGTTTGTCGCCACCTGGATCTCGGCGCGCGAGGAACGAGCTGATGTCTGCTACGCGCGCGTACTCGCCGAGGGGCGCGAGGATGGCGTTGACGAAGGTGCCTTTGCCGCGGCCGCCCGGGCCGTAGATGAAGAAGAGCTTGTCCTCGCGTGTGCTGCCCGTCAGCGAGTAACCCACGGCGCATTGCAGGTAGGCGATCATGTCGACATCGCCGCCTGTCGCTTCGTAGAGGAAGCGTGACCACAGCTCGTGCTTAGCGTCTGCGTCGTAAGCGACGGGCGCAACGCGTGTGATGAGGTCGTCGCGGCGATGCGGGCGCAGCTGGCCAGTGCGCAGGTCGACGGTGCCGTTCTCGCAGTTGACGAGCCAAGGGTCAGCGTCGAAGTGCTCGGGCTTGACGCTGATCGACTTCATCACGCTGGTGAGCTTCACCATGGCGCTGAGCCGCGCTTGCGCTTCGGAGCCCTTGGCGTGCAAGCGAATCACCATGCGGGCGTCAGCGTCTGAGGATGCATCGGCTTCGGCGTAGATGCCGCGCGCGGTGGCCATGGCGCGGCGCACGACTTGTTGCGTGGTGTCGCGCTCCCAGCGCTTGCCGGTCCAGAGGTACCAAGCGCCAATCGCCTCGCAGTAGCGCACGTCAGCGCCGTAGCGCTTCACCATGCGTTCGGCGTTGCCGAGGTCTGTGAGTGCGGTTGCGTCCGCGGGCGCGCCGGTGACAGCGGTGGTGTCGGGTGGAAGCGCGCCGTGCTCGCGTGCGTGGTCGAGCAGTTGATGGAACTCGGAGATCTCGTGGGTTGCGAGATAGTCGTCGAGCTTCGGCGCGTCTTCAGGCAAGCGCACGATGAACACGCGCGCGCCCTTGGCTTCGAGCACGCGGCCAAGCTCGAGCTCTTGCTTGCGGACTTCGGCGTTATAGAGCGCGTCGAAGTCGAAGATGATGAAGCAGTCGCGCTCCCAGTTCTCAATGTACGCGAGCTCGGGGTGTAGCGTGCGCTCGCCTTTGCGGTGCCAGCTGCTTACGCCACCGAGCCCGAGGCAGGACACTCCCGCGCTCTCGCACGCGAGGGCCTTCTTCTCTCCTTCGGTGATGACGATGGGTTTGCCATCGCTGAGCGCACCTTGCTTCAGGAGCGAGGGACCGTAGAAGACGTGCGTACCGCTCTCTTTGCGCTGCGCGTACTTCTGAATCTTCTCGACGACGCTGCCGTCATCCTTCTTATCTTTGAAGACGAACGGACGCGTGGGTTTTGCACGCTCGATCACCGGGTCTTGGTGAAACGGGATGTGGTAGGGGACGAACCAGGCGGGCAGCCGCTTGTCGGCCCACTCTTTCGGCGAGCGGCCGAATCGCTTCGCGGCCGCTTTGGCGTCTGCGACGAAGTGCACTTTGGCATCGACCAAGATTTGCTCGGAGATGGCGCTACCGCGGACGAGCTCCTCGACCATGGGCAGCGGCCAGCCGCGGCGCTGCGCAATCTCTTCGAGCTCGGCGTCTGTGGGCGTGCGCTTCATGTCGATCCGTGCCCACTCTCGAGCTGCGCGGCGCGTTCAACGACCCACGCTGAGCGCCTACGCACCTTGCGTTTCTTCGGGACGCACCTGCCCGATCGATAGAACGACACGGCTTGCACGGCGTCATCACCACATGCGTCGAAGCCAGCACGAAGGGCGCGCGCTCCAAACACGACGTTCAGCTCTTCGCAGCGATCAGGCTCGAGCTCGCACGCGTGCTTCCATGCCATGCCCCAGGGCGAGCCCGGGTTGAGCTGCATGAGCCCCTCGCTGCCTGTCTTCGGCTCGACCTTGGAGCTGTCCCCGCTCGACTCGAGATAGAGAAGGAACGCGAGCAAGGAGGGGCTCACGTGCTCGAGCTCGGCCGCGGAGTGCACCCACGCGCCGAGCTCAGTGACGTAAGCCTCACCTCCGCGCGCACGGACATGAGGCGCTAAGACTGGCTCGCCGCCCCGAGGCGGCGTGAAGACTACGAGCAACGCGAAGAGCGCGTGTGTGACGCACAAGAGCATGGCAGCGACCCCCAAAACGGCGAACCCAGCAAGCGAGCGAAGAAGCGCGCGCGGCTACGAGGGCGGTGGGGCCAGGTCTGGCGACTTGATTTCCATGCCTACCGGTGTCGCGTCGTCGACGGGTAGGGGCACGGGCAGGTCGCTCGGCGTCATCACGCGGTCTTCGGACGGGGCCGCATCGGGAGACGGGTAGAACTTGGCGAGCCTCCCATGCAGCTGAAGAATCGTGGCTTGCTGTCCTTCCACGGTGCTCTTTGATTCTTTCAGCTGCCTGATGAGCTGCTGACGCACAGTCTCGGCGTGTGTGACTTGCTCTTGTAGCCAGTCGCGTTCTGAGATCGCCCTGTTCACGATCTTGGGGACAGCGGTCACGAGCGCCATGCCCGGGGCGATGCCGCACATGTTGCCGATGATGTTGAGCGCTTGCTGCGCGTTGAACAGGCTCTGCGCGAGCTCTGCTTCACGTGAGCGTGAGACTTCTTGCACACCCGCGAAGTGCCTATTGGCAATGTCGAACGCGGTGCCTGCAACGTCTTGGAGGCGCCGCTCAGTGAGGTGAGGCTTGTCTGCTGCAAAGATGGTGATCGCGTTGCGAAGCTCCATTTTCAATGTTTCGAGTAGTCCGAGACCTGCAGTCGTAGTCATTTACTTTCCGCCTTTCTGTCCAGCGCGCCGCACGCGCTTGTTCACGATCGAATGCCTTCCGAGCGCTTCGGCTTGAAAAACCAAGAGATAGAGCCAGCGGGAGAACGTCACGGGCGCGCTACTCCGCGCTCGTATCGGCGAAGCTCTCGCGCTCGAGCACGGGCCTGTGCTTCTTGGGCTTGCTCTTGTCCTTCGTCGCAGCCTTCGGGCGCACCTTGCCCTTCGGCGCCTTCGACGACTTGGCCGCCTTCAGCGCTTCGGCAGCGGCCTTCTTCTCGCGAACACGCTGCGCGCCGCTCTTCTTCTTGGGCTTGCCGTTCGCGGGTGCGGTGGTGTCTGCGGGCAGCGCGAGGTGTTCGCGCACGCCACCCGAGTTCGCGGCCTTCACCACTTCGCCGGCAGCTTCGATTGCAGACGCGTCGTCTCGCTTTTGCTTCTTCGCCTGGCGCTCCATGTTGTTGATCACCTCGTCGAGGTGAAGCTGGTGTTCGTCCGGCGTCATGGGTCGACTGCTCACCACGACGAGGCCGTCTGACTTGACGGTCTCGATGAGACGCTCGTGCATGTTCATGCGTTCGAAGCATTCGAACGGGCGCATCTCCTTGCCGGTGCGAATGCACTCGCTCACGCGGCGTACGACTTGGTTTTTCTCTTCGAAGCGCGCCTTGAAGCCGCTCACGGCGGCTTTCTTTTCGGCTTCGATGTGTTCTTTTTCGTCGAGAACGCGCGAGAGCTCGGCGCCTTTGGCGATTAGCTCTTGCTGCGTAAGTTCGTGGGGCAGGTCCAGTGCAAATGGTTCGGTTTTCATTTGGGAGACATTCCTTTCGCGTCGTCGACTCGGGTCCAGACTTCTTCCATGAGCCAGTTGATCTCACCGGGTTCGCGAACCGACTCCCGGCGAACGATCTTCAGAGCCTCTGAATCGAAGCTCGCTTGGTTCTTGCCGCCGTATTTCACGCGGTGTGGGAGCTTCGCGCGGCGGCGTACGATGGCGCGCTGTGCCCATAGGTCGTGATCGCGGTCGCGCGAAAACTCGACCGAGACCGGCACGATGAAATTGATCGTCGAAGCGAGCTCGAGACCGCGCATGATGAAGCGCTCGTGGCGATTCTCTTCGAAGGGTGGGTTGCCGAGGATGACGTCGAATGCATCTCGCTGCCCAGGACGGGGCCAGAAGTGCATGTCGAAGAAGTCGCCTTCGTCGATCATCACTTCGCCGTTGAAGCGCTTACGCGCGAAGTCCGCCCATTCGGCGTCGAGCTCGGCGCCGTGGATCAGCTTGGGATCGTGGCCGCGCTCGAGGAGAGCGGCGATCATGTTTCCGCTACCGCAGCTGGGTTCGAGCACGCGCGCGGTTGGCGGAACCCACTGCACGAGCAGCCTGCAGATCCACATGGCTGTGAACCACTGCGAGCGCTCGCTCTTGAGCTCAGGTTCGCCGAGCAGTGAGATTTGACTCACGGCGCCGGCTCCGGCGTGAGCTCGGGCAGATTCGAGTCATCGGTGAGCTCGCAGCCTTCACCGGAGAGCCCGAACGTGAACGCGACGACTGCTGCGAGCGCGAACACGAAGAACGCGTCGCCGAGGTAGTCAGCGTCGTAGCCTGCTTCGTTGCGGCGACTCACTGCGCAGCCTCCGCGCTGAACAACTCATCGCGCGACATAGGTTGTGTGTCTTCGGTGGCGTCTTCCTCGCGCGAGCTCAGCGCGTCGAGCGCGTTGCCCATCACACGCCCGGTCCAAAGCGCATTGGCTTCGGCCATCCACAGCGCGTAGCCGAGCGACCAGTCAGGCGGCTTGAGCGCGCGCGTGGTCCATATCTGCGCGCGGCGTCCGAGCGGCGTGTTGTATAGCCAGAGATCAATCCGCCCGAGGGGCAGGGTGCGATACTGGCGCGGGTGCACAGCGAGGTAGCGGCAGCTCATAGGCCGAGCTCCTTGCCGTCGAGCAGTAAGGCAGGCGCTTCGATGGGCTTGAGCTCGGAGGCGAACCGCTTCGCTAGGAACTTGGCGGCGTCCTGGTAGCCGGCCACCGTTTCACCGCTACCGCCCATCTTGCGCCAGCGCTCGGCCTCCGCCTCGAGGGCCGCGATCATCGTCTCTACGCTCTGCAGCTTCTGCTCGGGCGCGCTCACGGCCGCACCGCCCCGAGTGCTGTGAGCCAGTCACGTGCGCACAGCGCGCCGAGCCCCAGCGCGATGAGCAGCGTCGCCCACGCGGTGATGGCTACTGCCGCGTCATCGTCGTCGCGCGTGAAGAAAAGGCAAAACGGCGCCAGCAGGGCGGATGTGATCCGCCCATTCGTGTGGGTACGCATGGGAGAAACCTCGGAGTTGAGCCGCTACGAACTACACAGGACGAAAGAAAGACAGCGCCCACGGCTCGACGGGGTTGGGTTGGGTCGAGCCGTGGAGCGCTGCCGGAGCGCCATCGCCGGGGGGCGGTTGGATGACGCTGCACGCTTGCGAACACTGTTCAAGCCACTGGACAAGCGGTGAACAGTCTGCATTTTGGGTAAAGAAGAGAACCGGGCGGCCGGAAAGGCTGTTGGCAAAACCCTACGAGTCCTTATGGGTGCAGACATCATGCAGCCACCTTTCGGACAGCAGACGTCTTGCGGTTCGCAGCTGACTTGCGCCGCGCGGTCTTACGGGTCTTGCGCGCGAGCTTGCGCACGACCTCGCGCTTCGGCTTGGCGCGAACACCGCCCGCCATGAGCTCGGCGACGGTGACGGCCTTGTTCGTCGCGTCTGAGAGCCGCTGAGCGGCGGGTTCTGTGAGGATGGGATCACCAGCCAACGCGCGTGCGATGGTCTCGTGGTTGCACCCCGATTTACGCTGGAGGAACGTTCTCCCACCACGCCCCGGGTGGTGAGTCTCCAGCCATGTGGCCAGGTCCATGGCGAAAGAAGTGACACAAAAGTAGCGCTACTTCAATAACCATTGTGCGCCCGGCCACGGGTTGAAAGTAGCGCTAGTTATGCGCTAGGCAGTTGTAGTGAGCAAAACCAAGCAGTTGAGCGAGGACGAAGAATCGACGCGACGCCTGAAAATGGCGCGTGCGATTCGCGCCGCGCGCGAGGCGGCTGGGCTCACGCAGCAAGAGCTCGCGACCCGTCTGGGTCGAAGCTTGGCGAACATCCGCTCGTGGGAGCGTGAGAAGCCGCCCGCCGCAGTGCCAGGTGGGTCGATTGCCGAAGCGTTGGCACACGCACTCGACAGCACCATGCAAGCGCTGCACATCGGGCGAGAGCCGGGTGTTCTCGATGCCGTGCTCGTGCTTGGGGATATGCAGAGAGCGGTTCTCGAGACCAAGCACTATCGCGATGCGGCCTATCCCTCGCTTCAAGAGTTTCTCAACGAGCACGAAGCCGAGGTGAGTGACGAAGAGCGGCACTGGCTCAACAGCCAGCGCTTCGCAGATGGCGATCCGGGTGATGTGAACTGGTGGGCCGGTCAGCTGATGAGCTATCGCAAGCTCAAGCGCAACAGCGCAGCTCATGCGCGAGCGCCCACGCCACGTGACGAGCGCGCTGCAAGGGACGCTGCTGCTCACGGGCGCCCGGTCATCAAAGGCTACCGCATGCTTGGTGAGTCGAAGAAAGACAAGAAGCTGAACGGCTAGTACCTCAGCCCGAGCTGCTCGGCCTCGCATACGGTGATGACGCGCTTCCACGCGCCTTCGAACACAGCGAAGCCCCAGAGCAGGTTTCCAGCCTCCACCGTCTCGCCGACCCCGAGCACCTGAGCAGCTAGCTCGCGCTCGAACTTGCTGAGCTTCGAAAGCCGCTCGGGAAGCCAAGGCGAGGCGATACGGGCCTTGAGCTTGCCGTTATCCCAGACGCTCACGCACGCGTCGCGCATGGTGACGATGCGGCGTGCGATCAGCTCGGCTGAGCAGTTGATGTGCTTCGCGCGCAGCTGGCGCATGTCCCAGCCAGTGGCCTTCAGGTCAGCGTTGAACCCGCGTCGCGGCAGCATTAGCGCGGCGCCTACGTACGAGGCCGCGGCTTCGTCGTCGCGCTCGCCCGCGCGCATCAGTGCCCAGTGGCCGAGCTCGTGCGCGACGAGGCCGTGCTGGCGCTCGCGGCGTACGCGTTGGGAGACGAGGATGACGTCACCCACGAGGCGCGCGGTGCGCATGGATGCGAGCTCCACGCGCAGCCTGCACGCTCGGGCAAGTTCGAAGGCGTCGATTGGCGGATCGGGGTCGCCGAGCTCTTCAGACAGACCGAGCGCAACACCCTCTTCCCAGGCCGCTTTTTGCGACTGGTGAGAGGAGGACATGGGAGATGGGCCGAATCTAGCCAGGCTTTGGGTATCCCGATCAAGGACGTAGTACCCACTGCCGATTACACCTGATTTCACGGCGAGCAAGCCAGGTTGCGTTTCTAACGAGCGGCTTGCATCGCGCGCACAATCGCGTCGCGAATCGCTTTGCAGTGACGTTCAGAGGAAGCCAGAGCACGGCGTTCTCCTCCCGCGGTGGCGATGAAGAGCTTCGCGCGCGAGAGCATGACCACGAGCGCAATGCCTACGAAGAAGAGCGCGGCGTAGTAGTGCTCGGTCGCGATGAGGTTCTTCGCGAAGAAGACGCACGCCACGATCACAACTATTTGCGCGAGCACGCTCGTGCTCTTCACGCGCACGCTCGTGATGTTCGGCGTTGAATAGGTCTCCTCACCGATTCGAACCACTGCCGCTGTGACCAGCACGCCGGACTCGTCTTGGTAGATGGTCTCGCTCATGGCGCTCGCTTTTTTTGCGCGAGGGAGATCTGCGCAATCACGTGTGTTTAGCGCAGCTGGCCCGAGCTCCGTTCAGAAATCGTGTCTACGTTCTGTTGACATAGCGCTATAAAAGTAGCACTACTTTCGACGTGACCAGCGAACAGCAAGACATGGCTTCGACGGCGAGCGGCGCGAGCGTTGCCTCAGTGGAATGCGCACTCAACGACTGTGCGCGCCTTGCGGTGACCGCGTTGCGTCTTGCGGCGAACGGCTCACCTGTCGAGTGCGGGCGCGTGCTGCGCATGCTCGAGGTGCAGTCGTTTCCGCACGCGGAGCTGTCGAGCCGCGCCTACCTGCTCTCTGTGTATCTCGAGTCGTTCGCGCTAGCGCGGTGGTCGCGGTCGTACGCAGTCCGAAAGTCGTTCTCCGTCCACTCACTTCAAACTAAGAGGTCCGCCCGTGCCGCTTCGCTCTAAACCAGACAACGACAACGGGCAGTACGCGCTCGGTCTGTCCAATCGGTTGTGTCGCGTGCTGCTAGCGCGTGGCCTCGGCGCTCTGTCGCTGCACGACTTGAGCTTGCTCGGCAAGCGCAGGCTCGCGGCACTGAGCCTGGCCGGCAGCACCGGGCAGGCGTAGCCGCTCCCAAAGCTCTCTCGGACAGCTCTCCTCTCACGTGATCGACGCGCGCGCTGCGCGTTCGAAAGGACTCGTCATGTCTGCGCCAGCCAAAAGCCTTCCCATTGCCAAAGACGAAAAGCCCGTCACGCGCTTCGACTGGCGCAAGTATGGAACGCTCTCCTTCCCGATTCACAAGTCGCACCTGTCGACGCTCGTGGGCGAGTTCGCGTGCACTGAGCAGTTCCTCTACGACCGCAAGCGCGAGGTTGATCCGAAGGCCGAGGAGCGCAAGACGTGCTCGGGCAAGACCGCCATGGGTAGCGCGGCGCACGAGGCCATCGCGCGCGCACTGCGCAAAGAAGAGCTACGCGATCGACTGCTTGCCGGTGGGCACACGATGTCCGTCGAGGGCGTTACGAAGGTCGTGCTCGAAGAGTTCGCACGCGAGACCGAGGGCCTCGAAGTAATCTGGTACGGCAAGGCAGAGCGCGAGTCGGTGCTCGAGAGCATCGTTGCGATGACGCAAGGCTTGCTCAACGACATCCACAAGCACGTGGCGGCCGTCGAGCTCGTCGAAGCGGGGTTCATCGCGCAGATCGGTGAGTACTGGACCGAGGGACACGTCGACCTCGCCTATCGGCCTAAGGCGAACCCGGAGCAGCTCGGTCTTACCGACTGGAAGACGGGCGCGACCAAGCCGCATCAAATCGTGCTCGACCATGGCTGGGAGAGTGGCTTCTACGCGAACGCGTTGCAGTGCGGGATCTTCGTACGCACCGATACCGTGGAGCTGTGGCGCAAGCTCGTCGCTCACGGCGAGTCCGTGCCGCTCGAAAACTTTGAGCAGACCGCGCTTGCGACTGCGCCGAACGACCGCGAGGCCATGCACATCGTGCTGCGCTCGATGGCTCGCAAGCGCGAGCGCGGCGAATCGTTGCCCGAAGAAGTGGTGCAGCCCGCGCGTTTCCCGGATGAGATCCGGCTCACGCACCTTGCGGACTACGTGCCCTATCAGAAGAAGGGCAAGAAGTCCGTAGAGCGACCTGAAGAGGTCGAGTTCTGGGGCCTCCCGGAGGCCGGCGAGGTGAAGTACGAGGCGGGGCAGCAGCGCGGACCCGCGTGGTACCGCGTGCGTCGCACTGCTGACGACCTTCCACGCCTCGAGCACTTGCTGCGCGGCGTTGTTGGCTGGGTGCGCTTCGGGCGCTTCGTCAAGAGCGTGAGCGAGAAGTGCACGCGCTGCAGCTACCGCGCGGAGTGCTTGACCTCGGGCTACGAGGCGCGCGGCGAAGAGGCGAAGCAGCTCGCCGGCATGCTCAAGAACGTCGAGTTCGACGGCTTCGCAGACAACGACTGACCTGACCTGACACTCCTCCCCCGTTCTCATCACCCAGAAAGCAGAGATCAAAAAGCCATGGCCAAGACCGCACCCGCACCTGCAGTAACTGAGCAGACCTCGCTTGCCACCACCGCACCCGCTAACGACCAGCTCGCCGCATTCAACGCGGTGTTCGGCGATACGGAGCCCGAGGCTGATGGCCTTGAAGAGGCGGACTCGGACGACATCAAGACCCCTTCCGTGGTGTTCAACCTGAAGGGGACGGACGGCCGCGGCTACGACCGCACGCTGCGCGACTTCATGTTCACCGACACCGAGGAGTACACGAAGGAACTGCGCTTCATTATGGTTGCGTACGCGAAGAGCCATCGCTTCGCTGTGTTCAACGAGGGCGACAACAAGAACCAGGTGATCTGCACGTCGTACGACCGCGTGCGTGGTGTCATGCGTGCCAAGCACCCGAAGCTCGAGGTCTTACAGGGCACGGATCGTCCCTGCGAGAAGTGCCCCGATATGCAGTGGTTCAAGGACGACAAGGGCAAGAACAAGCGCAACTGCTCGGAGGTGTCGAACGTCTTCTCGCTGCTCGTGAGCGAGGAGCGCGACAAGCACGGTCTCATCCCGGTGAGCGCGCTTGGCCGCGAGTTCATGATCCGCTTTGGCAAGACGTCGCTGCAACCGTTCGAGGGTCACCTCAACAAACACCACTTCAAGAAGCACCCGACGATCCGCGGCAAGAACGTCGCGCTGTACGCGTACGAGGTGGTCTTGACGATGGAGCCGCAGAAGGGCGGCGTCTACGCGATCCCGGTGTTCACCAAGGGCGCGATGATTTCGGCCGAGACCAAGGCCGTCTTGGAGCAGATCTCCAAGGACTTCCGCGAGACGCGCGAGCTGCGCATGGCAGCGGCCGAGAAGCAGGAGGAGAAGCACGCGGGCGCCATCGACACCGAGGGCGAGAGCTCGACCGGCGGTGCCCGTCGCGACGAGTTCGCGGACGACGACCGCGCGTAACTCACACCCCGTCTCCCCCACTCCCCCACCCAGAAAGGCACACGGTCATGGACCCAAGGCTGTTCAATATGTCGCGCGCGGCGGAGCGCGAAGACGCGGAAGGCATCGCAGAGAACCAGCTCTTCAGCTGCACGTGCCCGCAGTGCAGCGAGAACATCGGCATCATTGCCGGGCAGAGCCGAAGCATGGCGAGCCAGTCTCGCCCTGAGGTTGTGATCGCGGGCCTGTTCACCGGCGTGATCAGTGTGCTGCTCACGCGTCGCTGCAATGCCAAGCGCTCTCGCGAGCAGCTCAAGAAGACGTTCATGCGTCTTGCGGAGGAGGCATTCGAGTACTTCGCGGATGAAGCCGTTGCAGTGCAGCGCACCGTAGAGCGTCAAACGCAGGGGATGCACTGAGCCATGGGCGAGCCCATCAAATGGCGCGCGACTGAGTGGCGCAGCGAATGTGGAAGTTACCATTTGACCCAAGTCTTGGGCGAAGACGGCGGCCCCTTCTACGCTTACGCAATCGACAGGCGTACTTGGACGTTCGTGCCGGGCGCTGCTGGCGAGCTGATCAGCATCGAAGAGGCGAAGGCCGCAGTCGAACGCGCACGCGACGCTGAGGCGGTGCGCTGATGGCCCGCTCATCATCACCGCGCCGTGCGCCCGCTGGCGAGAAGCTTCGCGGCGAGCTCGTGGACTGGCGCAACTGGAAAGAGGGCTGGGGCTTCGGTTCTCTATTGACGAAGCACGACGGCGGTAAGCAGAAGATCACGGGCACGCTGCTCATGCCGAAGCTGGGCGCGACGCTCGAGCTCACCGGTAGCTTCGTCACCGGCAAGTACGGACCGGAGTTCAAGTTCACCGGCGCCGAAGAGCTCGTGCCCGAGGACGCCAACGGCGTGGTTGCGTGGCTCGCGTCGACACTCCCGCAGATCTCCCGTGAGCGCGCCACCAAGATCGTGGGTCAGCTCGGCATCGAAGGAACGTGGCGCGTGCTGGATGGGCGCGACGCGAACGAGCTTTGCAAGTTCGACGGCATCACGCTGGCGCGAGCGAACGAGATCTTCGACGCGTACGACGCGGCGAAGGGCGACCGCGACCGCATGGTGGCGCTCAAGAGCTACGGACTGACCGACAACCAGATCGCGCGCATTCAGGTCGCGTGGGGCGACAAGGCGCTCGAGAACCTGCGCGACAACCCGTACGCGCTGATCGAGATGGTCAGTGGCTTTGGCTGGACGCGCGCTGACGTGGTCGCGCTCAAGATGGGCTTGCCTAAGGATGCCGAGCCGCGCCTGCGCGCTGGGCTGATGCACAAGCTCGGCGAGGCTCAGTTCGAAGGGCACTGCTACTGCCCGGGCGGCAAGCTCGTGAAGACGGTAGCGGACGCCAAGATGTGCGGCGTGCGCGAAGAGAGCGTGCGCGACGTGCTCGAGGACATGGTGCGCAAGGGCGAGCTCGTCAGGAGAGGCACAGGCGTGTTTCTGCCTGGTCTCGCTGGCAAGGAGCAGGCGCTTGCGGAGTCGTTCGCGGCGCGCGTGAAGGCGCAGAAGGCGAGGGCAGCGTGACGTTTGTCGATGTCGATGGTTTCGCCGTAGTGGTTGAGCGCAGCCACTACAGCCCCGGCATGGTTTCCGTGCGGGATAGCAAAACCTGGGTCCCGTTTGCTCTCTTCGACGCGAACACCGCTGAACGTGTCGGGGAACACCTCATCAGTCTTGCGCGCAGTCTCCGAATCGCCATGGCCACGTCGGGCGCAGAGAACGTCGACGCAGACGGCCGCGAGGTGCTGCCGTGCAGCTAGATCCCTCCCAAGAGCTAGCTGTCGAGCTCGCGTGCACGGCGCCCTTCTGCATCCTCACGGGCGGCCCGGGCACCGGAAAATCAACGTGCTTGCGCGTCGCGCTCGATCGTATGGACGAGGCCGGCGAGACCTACCGGCTCGCCTCGCCCACTGGCAAGGCGGCCAAGCGCATGACCGAGACCACCGGCCGGCCAGCGACGACGATTCATCGCTTGCTCGAGTGGCGCGGCGTGTTCCAGCGCAACGCGCGCAATCCCATCGAGGCTGACGTGGTCATCATCGACGAGGTGTCGATGCTCGACACGCCGCTCGCGTGCGACCTGCTCGACGCGTGTGGACCGAAGACGCGCATCGTGTTCGTTGGGGACAGCGACCAGCTCCCGAGCGTAGGCCCGGGACGCGTGCTCGCTGACTTGGTCGAGTCCGGCGAGGTGCCGATCGCGCGCCTCACCACCGTGCACCGAGCCGCGATGGAGAGCTGGGTGTGCCGCAACGCGCCCAAGGTGCTGAGCGGCGGCCCGCTCGAGCTCGAGGACTGCAACGACTTCCGCTTCGTGGAGTGCGCTGAGGCTGACGACTGCGCGGCTGGCGTGGAGCGCGTGCTGATCGAGCTCAAGGGCGCAGCACAAGTGCTCAGCCCGCAGCGCACCACTGCGTGCGGCGTGAAAGCCCTCAACGTGCGCATGCAACGGGTGCTCAACCCCGCGAGCGAGAACAAGCCCGAGTGGGTGCTGGGCAAAGGAGAAGACGCGACCACCTATCGCATCGGTGATCGCGTCATCCAAACCAAGAACAACTACGAGCTCGAGGTGTTCAACGGCGAGGTGGGGCAGGTCGTGCACTTCGAGGCCGATGGCCTGATGGCCGTCGACTTCGGAGACCGCAAGGTCCAGTACACGAAGCAAAGCGCCTTCGAGCTCGACTTGGCCTACGCGCTCACGGTCCACAAGAGCCAAGGATCTGAGTTCCCTTGGGCCATCGTCGTCGTGCACAGCGCACACACGTACATGCTGACGCGCAACCTTCTTTACACCGGGATCACGCGCGCGAAGAAGGGCGTGATCATCGTGGGCAACCGCGCGGGCCTGCGCGCAGCTATCGAAGCGAAGGACCCGCCCAAGCGCAACACGAAGCTCGTCGAGCGCATGCGGGAGATCTTGCAGCCCGAGAGCGCGCCCAGCGAGCCCAAGAACGACGCCGAACTGTGCTCATTGGCGGCCGCTCAAGAGATCGAGCGTGGCGGCGAGCAGTGGGACCGCGAGCAACAAGCAGAGCGCGGCGAGCCAGCCAACACGAACGCAACCGCGCCGGCAACCAACAACCAGTCAGCTCCGGCAACGGTTAGCGATGACATCCCCTGGTAGAGGCGAAATGAAAACTCCCACCAAAAAGAAGCAGAAGTCGCGCGTAGTGCACGCTGCGCCCGTCTTCTCTCCCGCCGAGCGAGAGCGCCGTGAAGCTGCGCTGAACACCCGCGCGCGGCGCATGGAGGTCGTAGCGTTGGTCCAAGCGGATGAGAGGACGGTGCTCAAAGAGCTGCGCGCTCCTGGTGCCTGCAAAGGCAGCGTGGGGGAGCGGATTCGCGAGTACTTCGCGACAGGCAAGCTGGCCGAGCGTGTGCCTGAAGGAGTCGCATCGTGAGCGACTTGGGGCAGCTGCAAGACAGCGTAGAGAAACTCGCGTGCAGCAATCGCGTGCTCGTCGATCAGGTCGCGTCGTTGCAGGACGAGCGGCGCCAGCTGAACCGCGAGAACGTCGAGCTCGCGTGCGACAACAAGCGGCTTGATGCGGAGAACGCACGTCTCGCGCGGCAGCTCTTGGAGATGACGCGGACCGATCACGAAGGAGACGAACTGTGAACCCGCGCGAGCACGCCGAGCAGATGGCGCGCCGGCTTTCGGCGAAGCCCGTGCCCGATCAACTGAAGATGGCTGCCGAGATGGTCGAGCAGGCCGAACTGCCCGAGGCGAGCCACGTGCACCGTCAGTCGATGCTGTCGCTCGCACATGCGTTGCTTGACCGCATCACGACCGACATCGCAGCACGGCTCGCTGCGAAGGGGATGATCTCTCAGCCGAAGCTGAAGCTGCCTGAAGAGAAGAAGAGCAAGAAGGCAAAGGGGGATTGGTGAAAGCGATCACTGAGATTGGACCGTGGGGGTTCGCCATAATCTCCCTTGGCAAGCGTGTCGAAAATCGCTCGTGGTACCCGCCAGAGAACGTGATCGGCCAGCGCATCGCCATCCACCAGGGCAAGACGCTGGACGAGCGCGCGGTGATGGAGCTGCGTCGAGACCACTTCGGCAGCCCCAACACGCGCGACCTGGTTGCCGGAGCGGTGCTCGGCACGGTCTTGCTCAAGGGCTTCGTGTACGTGCGAAAGGATGGCTCGCACACTCACACGAGCTCGCTGACGCCGGACGATGCGCTTGACGCAATGACGTCGCGTTGGCGCAATCCCGGCGCGAAAGTTCTCTGGGTGCTCGAGGAGCCACGCGCGCTGAGCAAGCCAGTCTACTGCCGGGGGATGCAGGGTCTTTGGACCCTACCGCGCGAAGTGATCGAGACCATGGCGATGCAGAACGATGTCGTCGGTGGCGACGCACGCCCATGAGCAACGTCTCGCACCTCCCCACGGTCCGCCGCTTCATCGTGTGGCTCGCGCTGAGCGAGCAGGTGGGCGTAGCGAGCGTGGCGCGTGGCGTAGACGCGGAGCACGCGGCGGCCGAGTACATGGAGGAGTGGGATCAGGCCTACGACGTGCGCGAGATCGCGTATCCGTTTCTCGTGTGCGTGGTCGACCAGAAGACGCTCGCGCCCGAGCTCGTCGAGGTGTCGATGGACACGGACCCGAGCGTGATTTTCTGGGGAAACGGAGCCAGCCGAGAAGCGCGCGACGTGTTCGCCGCGGTGTGGGCTCTGAGTCAGTTCGGGATTTTTGGACAGATGGCGCGGCCGCGCTCGGAGCGGCCGCTGAGGAAAGCAGGTTGACGATGTCACTGACGAAGAAAGAAGAGCTCGAGAACCCCAACAGTTGCCTGAACAAGGCAGCGGACGATGAGCCTGTGTTCGTGATTCGCGCGCAGGATTCACTCGCGCCGGTGATCGTGCGTCGGTGGGCGGCGCACGCGGAAGGTCTCGGCGTCGATCCGGCGAAGGTTGCCGAAGCGCGCGTCTGGGCGACCGCGGCGGAGAACTACCCCCATCGCAGGCAGCCCACGTGAACAAGGGGCCGGTCATCCTCTTCGCCTGCAGGCGCGCGAGCGACATGGACAGCTGCAAGGTCTGCCACGCGCGGACGGGCGCAGCTTGTGAGTACCCGTTGCATGGCGCGCTAGCCGGCAAGACGTGCGGCACGCCTGTCTGCGCGAAGCACGCGCACGCCCAGGGCGAAGGTGGGACCGGTCCTTTCTATT